ACCGGGGGCTCGCGCTGTCGATCGCTGCGGCGGTCTTGAAGAAGGACCGCGCGGGCGCCCTCAAGCTCGCCCGGCCGCTCGTCACCAAGGCCGTGGCGGCGGACGGGTTGCAGGACGAGGCGCCGGACATCGCCGCCGGCAAGGAAGTCATCCGGCTCCTGGGCCAGCTCATCGCGGCCGAGGCCGACGAGCTCGCCGCCGGATACCTCGACGAGACCTGCGACATCACACTCCTGGTCCAGGCCACCGACTGCATCAAGTGGTGGCTGTGCAAGGAGCAGGCGGCCGAGGACGAGCCCGAGGCGCCGTACGCCGAGGACGACGACGAGCCGGACATCATCTACGTCGCGCTCAGCGCCAGCCGCGGCGTGCGGTGGAAATACGTCTCCGCGGCCAAGCGCGACGAGTACGCCAAGTCCGGCGTCGCGATGCCGAACGGCGACTTCCCGATCCCGGACGAGGGCCACCTCAAGAGCGCGGTCGGCCACTGGAAGACCTACACCGGCGACAAGGCCGAGGCCAAGGCCCACATCATCAAGCGCGCCAAGGCCCTGGGCCTGACGAACCTGCTGCCCGACGACTGGGACGGCGGCTCCGGCAACGACTCGAAGGGGAAGGCCGTGGAGCCCGACACCGATAAGGCAGCACCCACACAGACGTCCTCGTCGCTCGACGAGGCGGCAGTACAGAAGATCGTAGACGCGGCCGTGGTAAAGGCCCTGGTTCCCGCACAGGCAGAGGCAGCGTCTCTGCGCGAGGAGCTGGCACAGATCAGGTCGATGAAGGTCCCCGGCGGTCCGTTCGTCGTCGCGCCCCCCGTGGAGGGCGGCGGCACCGAGGCCGCGACCAAGGCAGCCGGTTACCGGCAGATCGCCCGCACCGCGGACGACCCGGCGATGCGGCAGGCCTACACAGCGCTCGCCGACCGCACAGAAGCGGAAGCGCGCGCAAACCACTGACATCGACTACCCCACTGAGAGGGGGATCTGACCATGCCACGTGCTTCACGCGGGTCGCTGCTCGACAAGATGTTCGACCCGGCCATGATGGACCGCGCCGAGCAGGCCGAGCGCCTCGAGCGTTTCAAGGCGGCCTGGGCCAAGACCCTCGAGGCGACCGACGCAGGCGACCACGAGGTGCGCCGCCGGTCCTTCGAGGACGGCTCCGGGCACTACCACCTCGTCAAGGGCGCCGGCCAGAAGCGGCGGGTGCTGAACTGGCTCACCTCCGCGGAGGGCCGCAGCGCGGTCAAGGCCGCGGGCGCCGGGGGCCTGGCGGCCGGGCTCGAGCGGGACATGGAGGGCCTGCGCGGCTTCCTCGAGGCGGACCTGCGCAAGGACTGGACCCCGTCGAACCCGATCTCGACCGGGATCGTCCCATACGACCTCGAAGACCTGATCAAGCAGCTCGTGCCCCGCGACACGCCGCTCAGGAACGACCTGATGCGGATGCGTGGCGAGGGCAGCGCGCGCCGGTACTTCCGCATCACCGGCTGGACCAACAGCCGCAGCGGCGGTGTGGCCAGCGCGACGCCGTTCTTCAACTCGCAGACGGTGTCGACCTCGTTCGGTTCGCTGGGCCTGCGCCGCCCGCCGAAGATCTCGTACGCGGGCGACTTCAACACCATCCCGTACGTCGAGCTCGGCTTCAGCGACTCGGTGGCGTGGATCGCCCAGTTCGAGGCCCTCGGCCTGACCGACCTTCGGGCCCTGTCGCACACCGCGTCGATGTGGGCACACCTGCTCGGCGAAGAGCAGGCGCTGCTGTTCGCCCGCGGGTCGCAGACCGGGTACGAGGGCGCGGTGTCCGCGCCGACCGTCACCGCGGCCGGCTCGAACAGCGGCGGGTCGCTGGCGTCGGCCACCTACTACTTCAAGGTCTGTGCGGTCGCGGGCTTCGCGAGCACCGGCCTGGGGCAGTCGGTGCCGTCCACCGAGGTCAACAGCGGCGCGATCACCGGCCCGAACGGGTCCGTGACCATCACGGTCACCTCCGAGCCGACCGGGGCCCTGTACTACGCCCTGTACGCCGGCACCGCGAGCGGCGCCGAGACGTTCCAGTACACCTTCGTCGGCAACAGCACCGTGATGAAGACGTACGCCACCGGAGGCGCGGCGCCCTCGGGCACCGACTCGACGGCGGACGCGAACGCGTACGACGGCGCGCTGACCGTCTACGCCGACCCGACCAAGAGCGGCTACGTGCAGCGGGTCAACGCGCCCTGGAGCACCAGCAACCCCGGCGTCGAGCTCGACACGATGCTCAACACGATGTACGTCAACAACGGCGCCGACCCGGAAGAGCTCTGGATGTCCGGCGCGGTGCGCACCGAGCTGAACCAGCTCATGCGCATCGGCGGTACCGGCTCCGGGACCTTCGGCGCGGCCTCGGGCTACCGGACCACGGTGGTGGCCGGCGACGACGGCGTGACCATGTCCACGGTCGTGACCGGGTACCTCAACCCGAACACGAACCGGGTCGTCGACATCCGGGTCCACCGCTACATGCCCTCCGGGGCGGTCTGGGCGCGCACGATCGCCGTTCCGATCCAGGACGCGAACGTGCCCAGCGCGATGTACGCGGTCGACGTGCAGCCGTACATGGGCGTCGACTGGCCCGACATCCAGATGAGCTACGACATCAGCACCTACCAGGTCGGCACCGTGATCCACGCGGCGCCGGCCTGGAACGGGATGCTGCTCGGCGTCCAGTAGGCGCCTCTCTGTTCCCCACCGGCCGCGGCGAGCTGACGGGTCTGGGCGCGGCCGGTGGGACCCGTCGAATGAAGGGAGGGCGCCATGTCGGCGTTCAACGGCAAGCAGCTCACCTGTTCCGCCGCAGCGCAGCAGGTGCAGATTCCCGCAGGGAGCTACAACCTGCTCGTGGCGGCGATCGGTGCCACCGTGTACCTCGGCGGCCCCGGCGTCTCGACCTCGAACGGCCTGCCGATCATCGCGGGTGCTCAGCCGGTCCCGATCCCGATCGCCGCCGGGCAGAACCCGGGGCTGTACGCGGTCGGCGCGGGCGGCACCCTCGCGTGGATGCAGGCGGCCTGATGACCCGGATCACGACCGAATCGCCGCTGGTCACCCGGACGCAGGTCGGTGCGACCGAGTACGTGGCCAAGGACGGCATCTTCCAGATGTCCGACACCGACGCCCGGATCTACCGCGAGGCCACGGGGCAGGCCGCGCTCTCGCTGGCGGGTGTGCGGCGCCGTGGCGACGGCTTCTGGTGCGAGACCTGCAAGTTCGCCACCTACTTCAAGAAGTGTTCCAAGTGTGGCGGCGAGTGCCGCCGGGAGGAGAACCCTGATGGCACAAGCGCAGCGCAGCAGGACAAGCCGGTCGTCCTCTACGGCTGGTGAGCCGGTCGACGAGGGCTACGACGAGCCGTACTCGGACGACGACCTCTGCGGCGAGGGGTGCTTCGGCGCCGGCGTTCCCGAGGGCGACATCCACACCGTGTCGTGCGAGCACGGCAAGTACAAGGTCACCGAGGCGACCAAGCGGCAGGCCGCGCCCGCGTCGCCGAGGATCGAGACGGTCCACGACCGGATGCTGCACCACGAGTCGGAGCAGACCATCGCCCCGGACAGCGGCGCGGTGAAGCTCCTGCTCGACACGGTCAACGGGCACAGCGAGGACCTGGTCAAGCTCTGGGCAGCCGTGAAGGAGTTGCAGGGCCGCAGCCTCGGCCTGGAGAGCGGCCAGACCGAAGCCCCCGCCGAGTAGCCGATGGCGATCGGGCCGGTCATCGTCGTCGGCGCGCCAGCCGCGAGGTGGGAGGTGCGCCTGGTGAGCTCGCAGCAGCGCTTCTCGACGCTCTCCCAGGCAGATCCGGTCTACGCCACCGTCAAAGCCTCGCAAGGGGGCGCGCCGATCGACCCGACGGCGGGCACCGCGCGGATGGCGTTCATGCCGACCTTCCTGGCGCAGCCAGCCTCCGGCGACTGGAAGACGGCGTCGTGGGACACGAACGAGATCGGCGAGTTCGTCGCCCAGTGCGACATCGGCTCGGCCGGCGCCATCACCCTGGCGGCCGGGACGTGGTGGGTGTGGGTGCACATCGCCGTGAGCCCGGCGGACATCGTGCGGCAGACCGGCTCCATCGTCGTCGAGTAGGGGGTGACCGGTGTCGCCTACCGCGGTCGCGACGGCTACGAGCCCGATCGTCCACATCCCGCTGATCACGAACCAGCAGTTCCGGTCGATGCCGACGCCGGTCAACTGCGACAACCTGGTACCGAAGGGCACCGCGGCGGACAACGAGGCGGAGCTCGCCCGGCTCATCCTCGTCGCGTCGACGATGGTGTACGACATCGTGCACCAGCTGCTCTACGCCACGGTCGACACCGAGCAGGACGAGATCGAGGTCGACCGCTACGGCCGGTTGATCATCGCGCCGCGGTTCTTCCCGATCCAGGCCATCACCGACCTGTGGACGGGCGCCGACCCCGGCAGCCTGGTCGAGGCGTCGTCGCTGGCCGGGTGCGAGGTCGAGCCGAAGCGGATCCTGGTGACGCAGAACGTGGGCACCGGGCTGCTCACCTCGTCGGCCGGTCCGCTCGAGTTCGGCGGGATCTTCGGCGGCCCGCCGCGCAGCCCGATCCCGAGCTACGGCCGGTGGACGTACATCAACGGCTGGCCGGTCACCACCCTCGCCGCGGACGTGGCGGCGAACGCGACGAGCATCACGGTGAAGAACCCGACCGGGATCTACACCACGACCCCGCTGCGGATCGAGGACGGCCCGACCCGGGAACTGCTGACCGTCACCGGCCCCGTCAACGGGAACACCGTGCCGGTTGCCGCCCTGGCGAGCGCACACAAGGCCGGCTCCGGCACCACGGCGCTGCCGGCGACTGCGGAAGAGGCTGTCGGGCTGATCGTGACGGCGCTGGTGAAACGGCGCGGCGCGGGTGGCCTGGTCGCCGGGACGACGGCGAACACGAAGGACACGAGCGATCCGTTCGGCGCGGCCGACGACATGATCACGGCGGAGAAGCTGCTCACCCAAGGCGACTACGTCGCGGTCGGCGGCCGCACGTGAGCCGCAAGCTGATCCGGCACGTCACCGCGGACTGGTTCAACGCCGCGAACATCCCGGGCCTAGACATGGTCCACCCCGGGACGATGCGCGAGATCCCGTGGGCGAACCACGGCTCGGGCGCAAACCTCTGCCAGGCCGAAGTCCTCGTCGGCCGGCGCCCGGACAAGCGCATCGCGCTCGGTGGCCCGAAGAGCGGCCAGAAAGAGATCAACTCCCAGATCACACTCAGGATCTGGTTCCGGTCGACGAACACTGACTGGCTCGAGGCACAGGACGACTTCGACGACATCACCGAGGCGATCGTCAAGCAGCTGCGCGCCGGCGGCCGCGTGCTAGGTCGGCCCGATGCGGTCGTGTCGGCGGGGGAGTTCGGCCAGGGGATCGTGCAGTCCGACGAAGAGCCGGTCGCGCTCGACGGCGGCGCGATGCAGGCCAGGTGCGAGGTTCTGTTCGAGGTCACCGAGGTCATCAACAGCTGAGGGAGCGTAATGGCAGGCAAGCCAGCGACGCCGGACGCGCCCGACGCGGCCGCCGTCACCACGGAGACCCCACCGACAGACACGCCACCGCCGACGCCGCCGGCCGAGCCGGCCGACGCGGCGGCGCCGACGGTGCGCGGCCGCTACATCAGTCTGTCGTCGCGCAAGTACCACTTCCCGGGCGCACCGATCACCCCGGAACACGGCGACGTGTGCGACCTTCCCGGCACCGAACTGCCCGGCGACGGCTGCTGGGAGCCGACCACCGACGCGGTCACCCGGCTGCCCGACAACCACCCGGACAACCAGCCGCCGCTCCTGGCCGACCAGGACCCGGCGCTGATCGCGCACTCCCTGGGCGAGCGCGAGGAGATCCTGCGCGGTCTCGGGCTGCTCAAGGACGAGGCGGAGGGTGGTGAGCAGCAGTGAGCGGCCCCACGGTTTACCCGATCCCGAATATCTTCCACGGCGTCTCGCTCGACGTGACGCCAGGAACACCGACCGCGATGGCCGCCACCATGGGGCTCGCCAAGCCCCTGGAGTGGAACGACAAGCCCACCTGGCTCAAGGACACGTCGCTACGCGGCGTAATGACCACGGGGCCGTTCACCGTCCAGCAGGGCGTCACGCTCGGCGAGCTGACCTTCCCGGAGAGCATCGCCTATCCAGACATCATCGGGTGGGTGCTGGCGAACATCCTCGGCGACCTGACCGTAACGGGCACCGGCCCGTTCACGACCGCGTTCTCCCTGCTCAACACCGCCGTGGGGCAGCCGAAGACGAACACCATCACCGAGTACTACGGTCCGACGACGACCAGCGGCGCCCGCCAGTTCTCCGGCACCGCGTTCTCGGAGGTGTCGATCATCTGGGACGTGGCGAAGAAGTACCTCAGCTGGTCCGGGAAGGCTGCGTCGTGGCTGTCGAACGCGGCGGCTGCCAAGCCCACCGACGCGCAGTCGACGGACAAGGGCATTCCTGGCTGGCAGATGCTGATGGGAATCGGCGGCCCGGCGTCGGGCGGCACACAGGTGCTGGAGTGCCAGTCCGGGAAGATCACGATCAAGCGGCAGGTCAAGCCGCAGTACGCAGGGATGAACTCGCCGGCCCCGTACGTGATGATGCGCGGCGCGTGCACGGTGGCGTTCTCCAACCTGGTGTTCATCACCAAGGACGAGAGCATCTACAACCACATGATCAACAACGATGGCCCGCAGCTTCAATTCGTCTGGGACAACGGCCTGACCGGCTCGAACCATCGCGCGATCCAGATCGACACCTCCTCGGCCGCGTTCGAGGAGACCAAGCCCGACTACGGCGAGGATCTGCTGCGCTGGTCGACCATGGGCGACTTCATCGCGACGAGCACCAACGCGGGCGCGAGCGGCGGGGAGAGCCCGATCAAGGCCACCCTGACGAACGCCATCGCGTCCGGCACCTACCAGTAACCACCGACAAGGAAGACAGACCCGTGACCGACCCGTCAACCACAGCAACCGAGGGGCGCCCGGCCGGCGCCGAACCGATGGGGCCGACCGGCTGGGTGGTCCTGCGCGACTACCACGAACTGCTCGGGTACGACGCCAAGAAGGTACGCGCCGCGGTGACCGCCGGGGGCGCGCAGGCCATGGTCCAGATGCAGGAGAAGACCGCCGAGCTGCTGGTCAAGAACTGGTCGCGGGAGGATCTGCTGCTGCCGGCGACACCGGCCGTGACCGACCGGCTCACCGCGGCCGAGTGGGGTGGCCTGTGCAGGGCCGTCCAGCCCGCGCTCAACCTCATCCTCGGCGTCGGGATCAAGCCCGTGATGTCGCAAGAGGCGATGGCGGATCCGGCGTCCCCTTCCGGGCCGTCGAGCGAGTAAAGGCGACGCTCGGCGGCGCGTCGCCCGACCCCGGCACGTACCCGGTCACCGACTGGGACCTGTCGGAGCACTACCTGTGGATGGGCGAACGGCACGGCTGGACCACGGAGCAGGTCGACGCCGATCCGCTATACCTGGCGATGCGCCGGCGCCCCTACGCCAACCTCTACGACCTGGAGCGTCAGCGCCGCGGCCTGTGACCGGGGGTGCGGTGTGGCGATGCACTGGGAGGTGCGCGGCCTGGACCGGTGGGTCGAGCAGATGGAGGGGATAGCTGAGCGCATGGTCGCCGCCACCGGCAAATCGGTGGACTACGGCATGACCCTGATTCAGGTCGAGGCACAGCGGCAGCTCTCGCGCACCTCCCACCCCCCGGGCACGCCGACGCCGGCGCCACCCGGCGGGCCGCCCGCGCTGGTGTCCGGGACGCTGTGCCGCTCGATCAGAGGCCGCGGCCCGAAGCAGCTGTCGCGGGGCCGGATTCAGGGCCTGGTCGGGCCGACCGTGGTGTACGGGCCGATCCAGGAGCGCGGCGGCACGATCTACCCGCACGGCCAGTACCTGCGCTGGTTCGACGCGGCCGGGTTCGCGCACTTCGCCCGCTCGGTGACGCTGCCGCCGCGGCCGTACATGTGGTACGCGGTCACGCTCACCCGCGAGGAGATCCTCGACAACTTCGCGTGGAGCTGGAACCGGGCGTTTCACCCCTCGCTATAGCCGACGGACGGGGGCGCCGTGGCAGGCCAGGACATCGACCCGCTCGTCGCAGCCGTCGTCGGCGACATCACCGACCTGCTCGACAAGATCGGCGAAGGCGAAGCGGCCATGGCCGGGTTCGCCGCGAACGCCCCGGCGATCCAGTTCGACCCGGGCGGCCTGTCCGACGCGGAGTCCTCCGCGACCGAGACCGCTGCGGCGATGGCGCAGGCCGAGTCCGAGGCCGCGATGTCCGCGGAGGAACTGGCCGCGGCCATCTCCGCGCCCCTGGCGATGACCGACGAGCAGCTCGCCGCGACGATCGCGGAGACCGAGGCCTTGACCGCCAGCACCCAGGAACTCATCGTCGCGTTCGAAGAGGAGACCGCGGCAGCCGATGAGGCCGCGCTCGGACTGCTCACCACCGGCGGGGCGGCGGACGAGGCCGGCAAGCAGGCCGAGGAAGCCGGGGCGAAGGCCTCGGCGGCCAACATGAACTGGATGGGGTTGGGCCTCGGGTTCGCCGCCCTGACGGCCGGCCCGCTCGCCCTGTCGGCCGCGGTCGTGGGCGCCGGGTACCTGATCGCGGACTTCGGC